TGAAGAATTAGATAAAAATAGAAATTTATTTGGTTATATCAGAACCATAAAAAATGAAAATAACACTCACCCTATTGAAAATTTCATGCTAGAATCTGATATAGAGGTTTTACCAATAAAAACAAATACGAATACATCAAATAAAAAATGCGTCATACTTTCAAATGGAATAGAACCAGTTAGATCTTTAACAGGAGATCAAATTAAAAAATTGTATGAAAAATTAGAAAGCAAAGGATTTGATGTTTTTTTAAATGTAGACTTTTCTGATGCGGGATTAGTTGTGGGAGTTGAAAATGAGAACCTTTATTTGGCAGCAGAAAGTGGCATAAGCACAAATTTAATTGCAACTGGTTTTGGTGAAAATCTATTCAAAAAAATGTTTCCTGAATGTAATATTTATGATTTATAAATATCATTTGTATAAATAGAGTAATAAGGCGTCAATTAAAACACCTGGAGAAACATGAGCTTATTTAAAGTAGTTTTAAACAATCCTCTTCAAGGAACTTTAGACTTAAATCCTACAACACCTGGCGCAGAAATAGTGCCTTCGATTCAAAGAACAATGTTTGTTGCTGGTCCTAATCGTCAAATTCGCAAATTAAAAGATGGCGATCAATTTAACGATTGCAATTACTGGAAGCGATTCGCATTTCCTCAATTGCCACTTGAGCAAGCTTTTATTCAAGTTCTAACAGATGATGGATCGTACTACAGTGATTTTTCAGAAGAAAACACATATCCAAAAGTTTATGACTTATCAGTAGAAAATGGATCTACATATTCCGATAATGCAGTTGATATTTTGGGCGACACAAATGGCTATGCAATATTTGTTCAAATTGCAAATCAAGGAAACACACCAGTAAAATGCAAGATCAATGGAATAGCTGGTGCAATATTTGATCTTGGTTCTGGAGAAACACAAGTTTTCAACTATGGAGACTTGACAATTAGCAAACTTGAATTTGCAAATACTGTTTCTGGTGGATCTACAACCGCTATTCAAATTTTGGCATCTGTGAAAAGCGTTTGTCAAAGCTGAAAATAAAAAAATCAAAAAAAAGCCTCAGTAGCCTAAATGGTTACTGAGGCTTTTTTTACTATAATATTAAATGGTAAAACTTTTAAAGAAAAAAACAAAAAAAATCAAAGAAAATTTATCATTAAAAGAATATTATCAAATTAGAAATAAAATTCTATTTAAACACAATGGCGGTCTTGGTGATTTATTGATGCTCAGAATGATGTTTAAAGATTTAAAATCTTTAATTCCAGACTCAGAATTTATCGTATCTTGTTCAGAAAATTTTAAAGACGCAATAATTGATCATCCTTATATTGACAAAATAGTTTACAACCATAAAATAGATGAAGAACAATATAACATTGAATATCAAGTAGATGTGCCAATTGTAAACTTTTACGAAACAAATAAAGCTAAAACATATACAGAGCACAGATCTGATTTATGGGCAAGCTATTGCGGAGTAAAATTAAAATCTCATGACATGTGTTTAAGATTTAATTCAAATGCCTTAGAATATTGTAAAAAAAAGATTAAAAATGTTTATAAAAACGATAAGCCAAATATAATTTTATCTCCAGTATCCGCAAATATGTTTAAGTCTTTGACTGCGAATCAAATTGACACAATTGCAGAAGCAACAAAAGATTATAATCTTATAGGATTGCACCATAAAGAACTTAAGATTTTAAAATCTGTATATATTCCTGGTATTTATACTAAAAACCTAAGAGAATGGATGGGCATAATAGCTTGTGCGGATTACGTCATATCTGTTGACACAGCGACATTTCATCTTGCTGGGGGATTGAAAAAGCCTTTAGTTGGAATTTTCACATTTGCAAATGGAAAAGTTTATGGACAGCACTTTGACTTTGTTTTAATTCAAAAGCATAGGGATAATGGCGACTGGTCATGTGGACCTTGTTATGATTTTTCAAAATGCACAAAAGGCAATAACCAAACAAAACCATGTTTAACTGAAATATCTGAAGAGGAAATAAAAAATGGTATAAAAATGATGTTTGAAAAATGGCGTTTGGTTTAATATCTTTCTGTTTTTAATATTAGTTGGATAACTAATGTAATGTTGTGTTATGTTTATTGGAGATGGTATTTTGGCACAAATTATAAAACCAAGTGCGGTAAAAATACTGAGCAAAGAAGGTGAAGTTCAAGTTTCTATAACTTTAGAACTAAACATCAACTTAAATACCGATAATATCAAAATAAACGCACAATCATTCGTGGAAGATTCACACGAAAAAGAAAAGAAAACAAAGTTTGAAGAAGACAAAGTTGAATGGGCAATACCAGATTTTGGTTTTTCCCAGAAAATTGAATTTGGAAAACAAGAATGAAAAAAAGGAGAAAGTACTATGGCTTTGGGATTTGATTGTGGAACCTTTAATTTAGTATGTTGCAACAGAGACGGTGAAGGGAATTTTGTTTATAAAAGAGAAGTCAATGCTTTTATGGAAATACCATTAGAAAGCAGAATGGTCTTCAATATGATGAAAGCTGCAAAAGTGCCTTTAATTGAATTAAATAAAGTTGCATATGCTTTAGGCGAAAAAGCATGTGAAATGACCTATACGTTCAGTCAAATTGAATTAAAAAGACCAATGATTCATGGATGCGTAAATCCAAAAGAAAAAGAAGCCTTTCAGATTATGTCCATTATGATCCACTCTTTGATTAATGGGCTGAAAAAAGATGGCGATGTTCTATACTATTGCGTTCCAGCCAATGCAATTAACGAAGAAACCGACGCTGATTATCACCAAAGAATTCTTGATGCTATTTTTAAAGCCTATAAGAGCGAAACTGGATTAAAAGTCGATGCACATCCTATCAATGAAGCATTGGCTTTGGTTTATGCCGAACTTGGAAGTAAAGCTTATACGGGAATTGGAATATCTTTTGGAGCGGGAATGGTAAACGTTTGTTTTGCCATGTATGGTAATCCTGTGTTTGCATTTGCCATAGTAAATTCTGGTGACTGGATTGATAAGCAGGCTGCAAAAGCAACTGGTGAAACAATTTCTTTCATAAATAAAGAAAAAACTAAGGTCGATCTTACAAAGCCACCTGCAAACTTAGTTGAAAGAGCTATCCACACACAGTATAGACTCATGATTGAACATACGGTAAACGGAATCAAAAAAGGTTTTACAGATGTTACTAAAACTGTACGTACTGATTCCGAAATTGATGTTGTCATTGCTGGCGGAACGTCTTCTCCAAATGGATTTGCAGAACTTTTCAAAGAAACTTTAATGCAAGCCACATTGCCAATTAAAATTGGTAGTGTTGTAAGACCTAGCGATCCATTGTATTCCGTAGCTAGAGGCTGCTTGTTAGCTGCCGAAGCTGCCTTAAGTTGATAATTATTTTAAAAGAAAGAAAAGAAAGGTAAGAAATGAAAAGGAATCAAAAAAGTGTAAGCGACCTCGGTGCTGCTGCATATTTGCTAATGCATGACATAAAGGTTATTGGAAGACGTGGAAAAGACATCTATTTTTTAATAACAGATGAACATTCATCAGACAAATTCGATCAATTGACTTTAGATTATTTGTCAAGTGAGTTTCATCGTTTTGATGCTTGTATTATGTCTTTGAAAAAAATTGGAGAATATAATTTTGACCCTAAAAACCATCGTTTTGTTACAGATCTTGGAGCAGCAGCTTATATTTTAATGCATAAATATAAAGTTGTAGGGAAAAGAGGAAAAGCAATATATTTTGAAGTAGAAGATGAGATTTTAGATAAGTTTGATGAAATCGCTTTAGAATATATCTCAAGTGATTATCATAGATTCGACTCTTGTCTTATGTCATTAAAAAAAATTGGCGAATATATTAGCGATCATAACTAACTGGTTTGTAATATATAATGCAAGGAGATAACCAATGATAAAATTTAAACAATTTCGTGCATCATTAAACGAAGATGATGGCACCACTCAACCCGTCAATAATGATAATCAACAAACACAAATGGATAGGGCTTTTTCTGCCATTGATAGTGAAATTGACAAATGGGTTTTTGATTTAAAAAAAACAATGGTTACTCCTCCTAGCGTTTCTCCACCAACTGGTCAAGTAGGTGGTCAGGCTGGCACTGGTCAAGCTGGGCAAAGAGGTGTGTGGGATCGTTTTAAGAACTTTTTGGCAAATGTAAGGCATGGAAGATACGATCCTAAAAATCCTTATCGTTGGCAAAACACAATTGGTGATTATTTGGGACAAAAAGTTGAAGAAAGCGTAAGCCCAAGCAACTTATCATTAAGCGATTATAAAAAATTAAGAACCATTTGTGAAGATATGCAACAAGAAGTAGAATCTCTTCCAACAGGAACAGAAAAGCTTCATATAATTCGCATAATAGATTCTAAATCTGCTCAATTAAAACAAGTCATTCGTAACATACTTTCACGGTTGTTTCCTGCCGAACCACAACAAGGAAAAGAACCGAATCAAGTTCGTTCTGATGGATTTAGTTCGGCAGAAGAAATGCAAAAATATCAACAAGCCAACAATGCTGCAAGAATAATGAATCAGGATCAGGATCAGAATCAGGATCAGGATCAGAATCAGAATCAGGATCAGAATCAGGATCAGGATCAGGATCAGAATCAGGATCAGGATCAGAATCAGGATCAGGATCAGGATCAGGATCAGAATCAGGATCAGGATCAGAATCAGGATCAGAATCAGGATCAGAAATCAGGATCAGCCAAAAAAGGACGTGGCAGACCAAGAAAAGAAATAAACACAATTCCACCACCAAAAATACAACCACAACAAATACAATGGTCTAAATTAAGCCCTGAAGAAAAAGCTGTTACGCCTCCTACGAAAGAAAAGAATGATTGGGATGAATTAACAAAGACTGAACAAGATAATTGGAACAACTATGGCGGAGGAAGATCAAACCTAAGATTTTCTAATGCAGAAATAAAAAAATTTACAAAATTTAGAGTTTTTCCAATTATTTTTAGAATCGGCGATCCACGTACAAAAATTGTAAAAAACGCTTTACAGAGTGACGAAACAAATAACCCAGAAATAACAGATATTTTGAAATACAGATTTGAAAGTGAAAACGAAATAAATAATTTTAATGATTTAAATAATAAAATAGAAAGAGCAAAAGAAGCAGATCAAAACATTTCAAATAAAATTCAATCAAATGAATCTTCGAAAAAAAACAAAGAAGAATTAGATAGAAAAATAGATAATTGGGAAGGTAAAATAGAGAATTGGGAAAGTGAATTAA